GGCTCTTTATTGACTATATCTTTGACCACATTCAATAAGGCGTGACGATATATTTTTGGACTTTTGACGATTATCTTACTCATAAGTCATACCTAATTTCGTCAATTTCATATTCATCATATACCTCGTCACACTCTTCGCAGTAATGTACTTTTGGAATACCTATATCTGGCTCTGCTTGCTGCGTGACAATATAGCCTTCATCACACTTAGGACACATCATCTTTTTTCTCCTGGTATTTTTTTTTTAAAAATTCTTCGTTTTTACTCAAGTATTCTTCCCAATCAAAGTAGGGTTTCTGTCCGTTATCTCTGCGCTCTCTGCAATTTTGATAATACATTCTACGAACAAAAATTTGGAAGTTATTTAATCTTGGCATACCTTTCTCCATTTTGATTTAAAGAAAGGGCAAGACAGGGGGTATGTGTGTTTTTATGGTATGTAGTTCCTGTCTTACCCAAAACTCATATTAAGAACTACTAGTATATAACTATTTATTTACAATGGTCAAATATATAAGTACAATGAATTACTATTAACAATTTAATTGGAGAATTAAATGTCAGAACTAAACAAAACTATTAAAGATATTGCAGTCCCAAAAAAGATTACCGTTAAGCCAAAAAAAATCAAAATGCCTGTACCCTTTGATCCTGTTGATCTAGAATCAACAGAATTATTTTGCAGCGACCTCGAATCAATGAACAGAATGGCATACGCTTTGACTGTATTAAGAGAAAGATACCCTACCGTTTTTGAAGATGTCTATAAAGAATCAGAAAGGAGACTGATAAATGACGATAGGTAAACCCATCAAGTGCTACATATTTAATCGGAACAAAGGCGGTTACATATACTTACCCTACGAAAAAACTGAGTACGATATAATTTACCAGGGCGACAAAGAAGGTTTGAGAGAAATAAGAAAATACTGGATATCTATCGGTAAACCCATGTATGACAATAAAAAGTCATTTCAAGAAAACATGCAAACCATATATAACAGGTTTGGATTCTGGCCAGAGCCATATTTTAATGAAGATTTGATTCAAACTGCTTTACTGGATTATTCAGAGTATGACGCAGACTATTTTGAGTTTGAAAAGAAACTGAATATGTTTCCACCACCAGATAAAAACGATAAGAAGAAAGTACATTTTGATGAAGACGAATTCGACGACGATCTCGACAGTCTTCCATTTTAGGAGAACCAAATGAAACACCCACTAGATCAATACGAATGTGAGAAGCGCGGTGATGCGTTTATTTATACTGGTATATCAAATGAAGATTACCACTCAGATATAGGTATCAGTTCATCTTACGTGCGTAAGTTTGGCGAAAGTCAGTTACACGCTCTTGAATTAGAACAAGAAACCACATCTGCAATGAACTTCGGTACTGCAGCGCACTCTCTCCTTGTAGAGGGTGAAGATGCTTTTACCAGGGACGTTGGAGTAATTGTTGGATCTCCATACACCAAAGTAAACAAAGAACTTAAACAAGACATACTGGATAGAGGTATGTGCTGTATTAAAGAATCAGAATACAATGATATTATGGCGATGCGTGACCACATGATTCCAGAGGGTGACATGTATTTGAATGGTGAGGGAAAAATTGCCGAAGCATCATTTTACTGGTACGAGGATGAAGTTCTTTGTAAATGCCGTCCAGATGTAATTTGCCAACCAAGAGGCCCACATAAACCGCATGAAATTGTAGTCGTGGATTACAAAACCACATACAGTTGCTCTCCTGAGTATTTCAAAGAATCTGTATTGAAGTATGGCTATGCAGAACAAGCGTCTTGGTATAGACGCGGTATGGAAGTTGCAGGATATAAAGTAAAAGAATTTGTATTCGTTGCTCAAGAAAAGAAACCACCTTACGCAAGTAAAGTATTTATAATTACGGATAAGCAAATGGATGTTGCTTGGGAAACAATGAACGCGCACCTGGAAAACATCAAAAGATGTATGAAAGGTAATAAACCTACTATATATAACAGTCCGAATATCGTGACCTTGGATTTAGAAAATGAAACTACCTAATAAAATTAAAGATAAAATAAACCCTGACCACTACAAAAGCATGTCTGAGGATAAAAGAATACAATGTATAGATGCTATCGAAGCCAGTATGACGAAAAACCAATTTAAGGGGCATCTAAAAGCGTGTGTTATTAAATACTTGTGGAGATACGAAGATAAACATGAAGATGGTATTGAAGACCTTCGCAAAGCCTGGTGGTACTTACAAAGATTGATTGATGCAAATATTGGTTAGTCGTGGCAAAAACAACTTCTGCCGTCGTCTCCGAATAATTCTATTTGTTTAGCATCTAGTTTGGCTAATTCAACTAACTCTACGTAGCTGCTATCTTTCCTGAACTTTGCTGTTGAAGCATCTCTGCCTAACTCTTTTTGTGCAGATGTTTGTAATTTTTTTTCTTGCTCTATCCACCAATCAGCAAGTTCTGGTTTTTCTTTTATAATTTTAATTAATGTTTTTTGTCCTTTTAAGTAACAAAGATCGCAATTACCAGCTAATGTTTTACCGTTATGATTGGGTAGTTTTAAATCAAAATCATTATTTTCCCAAAATTCAGCTACATCTTTTATTACAATCTTGTAATCGTACAAAGGCACTAATGATTCATATTTATTTTTACCTGATTCATTTTGTTTTACTGATTTGGATACCCTTCTTGGTTCGTCATATCTTAATCCAATCACATTCGCCCATCTCTTGTATCCATGTGATCTCATAAAACGATTCATAACACCGATTTTTAGTTCCATCGTACATAACCTGGCAACAGGATTCGGCAGCATTTTTTTTCTGTTAATTAATGCTTCAAATGGTTCTCCATTACGACTGGCTGTTTCGTATGTGACTTCTTTGGTTCGATAAATCGGCCTTTCTTCATGTATGTCTAACTCCAACCATCTAACATTTACATTCCAATTTTCTGCACAATCATTTATAAAATCCAATGTTTGTACCATTTCTTTACCTGTATTGGCGAACACAACATGAACATCTTCAGGCAATACACCATCGTATGATTCTAAAATTTTATAGAGTAAATAGCCTGATGTTCTGCCACCGCTAAAACTAATCAATGCAGGACAATCAAACTTTTTTGGGAGAAACATCTTTTCTTCTTGATGATCCCAATAATTTTCAATTAATTTATTATCCATTTTTGTTATTATGCAGTTTTACAAAATGTTCTGCATCTAATAAAACCAATACTTTACTACGATTTCTTTTTAGTACAACTAAAGGTTCATATCCTTTACAGTTTTTTGATGCCTGGTCGTATGACTTCCAGATATTGATAGCCTCTTGGTTCTTGCACTCGATGCTGTAGGGAAACTTGTCTCTGGATTGCTTGCCCATAATTATGTCTTCACCAGCACTCCCCATCGGACGACTCTCGAGATCATCTTCGTCAAGTCCAAGTATATTTACTAACATATTTCTAAACTTTTGTTGTAGTAGTCTGCCTTTTGCTTTTGCCGAACTTGGTTTAATAAATCTCTCCTTATAAAAAAAGGTGCGTTTCGCTACACAACTGCACCAAGGTTGTCATTCAGGGTTGAATAATGAAAAAAAACCCTTGTAGCTAATTTAATATGCTAGGCTGAGAAAGTGTGATGATTAGGGTATGGAGAACACTTATCTCTTCGACCCCTAGCGAGCCGTGTGGATTTATAAAGAAGGTGGTTTTGCCCCTTTATCATCTTCCTTCTCTTCTTTGTCGTTTGACATGCTCGGTGGTAGACCTGCAGCTTTTGGTGGAGTCATCGTTTCTAACTTCCTAAATGACCTCACTTCGTTGCTTGGCCCATATTCCGAATCTTCATCCGCTTCCTTAACTACCAGTGCGCACATTACTTCTTTACCTTCAAATTCAATAAATTTTTTAGGTACTTCTGACATGCCACATGCTCTTATCAATCTTGCAAAATCATTTTTAGCGTAACCTCTGATTTCACTTTCTTTTTGTGGATCAGCATGTTGATACCAAAGAGAAAAGATTTTTCTTACTTGCCAACCTGCGTATTTCTCGCCAGTTACTGATAGTTCTACATTTATGTAATCGTTACCTGTTTTAGAAGTCTTTCTTTCAGCCTTATTTATAATACAAGAGTATTCGCCCTCTGGTATAAATGAACCGCTTTCTGTTTCTTCCAAATTTATATCTAGTCCTTCAAAATCACTCATGACGCACCCCCTGATGCAAATCCTAGTTTGTTAATAATATCGGTTAAGTTAGGTGCTTCAAACTCTTCTAACTTCCCACTTCTGTCTTTCGCTATGTAGTTTTGTCCTACTCTTGTTTGAAACCAACGACTGACTGTTTTCTTGCCTTCTTTAGTTTCATCATCAAAAGTTCTCAAACATAACACTTCATCAAAAAAGTAAGGTATTTGTTTCGGTAACTTAGCACCCACCATCATCGGTTGATAATGGAACATGCCTGTTGCCTCATCTCTTTCTCTTGCTTCTTTAGCGATAAACACAACATTTATTGGCAAATCTCTGAACCTACGCATCGTTTTAATCATTACATCGATTACTTCTCCGTATGCTCTGCGTGGATCTTTTGATTTTGCTTTTTCTTGAGATAACAATATCTCTGACATTTCTGTAATACTATCCAAACAAACTGTGTCGTATTCTAGTGTGCCGTTTTCTAACATTTGTGCTATCTCTTCTATTTCGGATGCTTCTTTGACTTCAATCGCTGTCAAATTGTC